GGAATGGTGGAAAATCTCAAAGATATCTGGTGAAGCAGAAAGAGAAGTGATGTCTGTAGAATGTGATGAAGACGGTGCTACTACTGAACAAAATGCAGAAATGGATAAAATAGTACACAACTGTATGTGTGATATATTTGACATTTTAATCAAATATTAAATTAATATCCTGCACTCGTCTATGATTCGAGCTTGAAACCATTGTAGGTTATGCAGGACCTAACTAACTTTAAAAAAAATAATAATGGAAACTTTAATTGCAAAATCTGAAATTACTGAGAAAACCGTCGATTGCGTAAAAAATCAAGTGATAGCCTTGTTAAAAGAAAAAGGTTATTTTGTAGCAGAGAGTAAAAACGAAGTATTTGAATATCTATCTAATTTCTCTGATGATGTAAAATCTGAAATTAACGAAGAAGAAGCACAAGATATCAAAGTAGATGGTGAAAAGTCTGGGTGCTGGCAACATACCATTTCAGTTTCAATCAAAGGATTTTACGTTGACCCTGGATCATCAGACTATATTTACATGGTAGACGTAACAGAAGATTAACCAATTAAAAATAAACGATTAAAGGTGATACACATTACGTTTCATACGATGAAGCGTTAAATGAGGGAATAAAGCATGCATTAACGGAAATATAAAAAAATGAATGAAACAGTTTTATCTCACCGAGAAAGAATCGGTGAAAAAATAAAAGAATTAAGAACCAAGAAAGGCCTAACAGTGAGGGAACTTTCCGATATCTGCGGAGTCGGTTATCAAAATATTACTAAAATAGAAAATAGTAAATACAATGTCTCAATCGACATATTATCTAAAGTATTATCCTCTTTAGACGCGAGATTAGAAATAAGGCCCACAAAATAAAGTGGGCCTTATTTTTTTAGATGAGGCTATTTAAGATTTCCGAATGTCTGGAAACAGAGCTATTCATAACATGCGCATATATTTCCGTCGTAGCTATATGACAATGCCCTAGCATTTTGCTGAGAGTCTCAATCGGTATATCATTAGCTAGACAAACAGTAGTCGCAAATGTATGCCTTGCAATATGACTAGTCAACGGTTTGCGCAAATTAAGTTTTTCTTCAATCAAATGCAGATAATCATTATATTTCTGATCAGATATATTCGGGAGACAATAACTATATTTTTCGAGGATTTTTTCAGCCGGTCCCAAAATTGGAGTGAAAAAGGAACTTCCTGTCTTGATCCTAGAGCCATCAATATAATTAATGCCATTTAGCGATACAACATCTTTTTTATAATTAAAGGCAATCATATCGCAATAAGATAATCCTGTATAGCAACAAAAGATAAATAAGTCTCTAACTTTAGATAGCCTATCTGATAGTTCAACTGATTTCACTTGTTCCAGCTCTGACAACGTTAACGGTTTGCGAGGACGATGTTTGCCTCTTTTATCTTCAAATTGCAAATACGGATTATGTCGTATATAACCAAGCTTATATGATTCAATAACATAAGGTTTGATTCTCTTATGATATCCGTGTATTGTAGTCTGCATCCGTGCCGGATTTTCTTTCCTCAGATAGATATCGAAAGCATGTATGTTTTCTGGAGTAAGTGAAGAGAATTTTTCTATTTTCCCAAACCGGCATAAAGCTTCTAAAGCTTGTATGTGTTGCCTCTTAGTGCTATCTCTTAACGACCTTTCATTAATTCTCATTTGCATATAAGATAAAAAACTCATTTTATTCTCATATAATTCAGAGTCTGTAAATTTAGAATACTCATATTTATTGAGATAAATGCCAGCTGCTTGCATTTGCGCGAAATTTTGCATGATTGTATTATACATTGATGCTAATTTTACATTCAAACTAATAGCATCTTTATGCTTAACAACATGTATAGCCTCATCCCATTGCGTTATGTACAGCTTAATTCCAGTACTGATTCGCAAACGTTCGTTGCGACTAAAATAAATTTCAATTTCGACGGATCCTGTTGTATCCAGGCTAGCAGTACCTCTACGATTAAAGAGATACTTGACAGAAGGTAATTTTACCATTGTACCACATTTTTTGTGTACAAGATTAAAATGCGTACCACATTTTGAGATTTCATGTAGTTTGCAGTTGTTTCTTGTAGCATTTTTTAGTTAAATTAGATGTGCTACAAGCGCCTAAATAGTAGTAATAATAAATATAATGCTCTGATAATCAGGTATAAAGTAATAGTTTCATAAAGGAACTACTAACAAATAAAAGTACACCCTCAGGGATTATATTTAACACTTGCTATTCAGACAATTAACTGCTAAAAGTATATGTATGTACCACATTTTAGCCTTATACGTATTAATATATTAAAGATATAAGAAGAAAAGAAACGTTATTATAATAATCAAAATAGTAACAATAACAAAGACAGAGAAAGTATTACTACCTTCATTCTCTTTTTTTTTTAGTAAATCAATTTCACTTTCTTTTAGAACATGTACAAATCCACCTCCTGTATAACACTTATATCGTCCATCATCAGTAACAGAAGAAATTACCATCTCCTTTCCAGTTGTTATATTTCTAACTAAATCACCAATATTTAGATTCTTATTAGATGAAAATGTCGCATATTCAGGACAATGTTCCTCATGCATAGATTCTTCTCTTTTACTGAAGACTCTATCAGAATAATCAGTAGCCATATATTTCTTTTTAATTTCCCGGACGTCATTCGTCATTCCCCATATCTTTACTAATAGTATAATTTGAAAGATTCCGAAAATAATAACTGAAATTGCAATAATCGTTTCCATGATTTTAAACTTTATATTAATTTTATTTTATAATTTCCCTTGTATTTATATCTATCATTATGCTGTTTTTTCCTTAACTGATGAGGCTTCATCAATATCTCCTTTCTTGAGCACCAGTCTTTCGAGCAGATTGTTTTCATACCGAAGTCTTATAATCTCATTTTTAAGTTTCATTATTTCGTCCAATAGTTTTTCCGAAGAATTATCTTCTTTATTCATATTTCCAATGCCTGTTAACAGCCATCCGAGATCAAGAGATGGATAATTTATAGCAATGCTTTTTAATTTATCTGGCTGAATAGACTCTCTCATCCCTGAGATAAATCCAGAAGATACACCTATTGATTTACAAAAGTAAACTGCTTTTATGTTCTCATTTTTTAAAAAGAACTTAAGTCTCTCTTTTACAGAATCTTCCATAGTCTTATTATTTATAATAGTTCTAAATTAATTGCATTGCAATAAATAATTAAGATATTAGCTTGCATATTTATTGCAATGCTTTATCTTTGTATCCGAAAGTTGTTTCAAATTCATTTTTTGATGGTTAGACACAAAAAGGGCTGACAACGAGAGCGCTCGTTTCCTATATAAACTTTACCAAATGCAAATATAGGCAGCCTTTTTTATTTGACCTAAAAAAAGAATGTATTTCAGAACATAAAAGTAAGGTTTCGTGGCTGTTACCGTGAAAAAATATAAAAATGAAAGCTCTATTGAGTAAATCCTAACAGCCACATAAGGGATTGAAAAATAGGGCTTTCGCCTTTTTAAGATTATGCTAACAAATTATGAAATAGACAAGATAGCCGAATCACTTAAAAAGAAGATAGGTTTTCGAGATGAGATACTAAATGTGTCTCAAATCTGTGAAAAATTGGAATTATCCGAAAAAGCAGTACGTGCAAGATGCACCAGGGGACAACTTCCCTGCCATAAAAAACATGGAAGACTGTATTTCTCTCTCAACGAAATTACAGAATACCTATTAACCGACGAATAATCGCTGCGAAGCGCCTAAATAGTAGTAATAATAATCCATTCCCCGTTACGGGTTAGCGGGGATTTTCGAAAGAAACTTTAAAACTCATGATATGAAAAAGTTAGAAATTCTATTCAAGGTCCTGCTAGTTATTGTCGTCGTAGCTGGTTGCGTCTATGGTGGTCGTGTAGAATACAACGACTATGTAATATCCTCTATGAGTGCAGAGAAATACGATGCCATTTCCGAATACGTCGGTAGTGATTCTCGCTCTGCAATTGTCAAAGAATACACTTCACGTCAAAAATTCTGGGATGATGAGATTAGATAGCAACGGCCTTCCTTATAACAGGAAGAAAAGCAATTACAAGGTTGTAGCCGGTGTACTTCACAAGAAGTGCAGCCATTGCGGAAGATTTCTGAGATTAAATTATTTCTACACGTTGAAATATCAACGCAACGGGAAAAAATTAGAAACGCTCAACTCTAAATGCAAATTCTGTTGGAAGCTTAAAAAAGAGAAGGTATGAAAAATGATTTATTCATAAATGGCACAATCCCGATCGGCGTTGAGAAAAGGAAAAAAGATAAGCCGATGAAATTTTCAGATAAAGTACATTGCCGCGAATGCCGTAACTCTAAGGATTTTATAAATAACTCATGTTTTTGCAAAGCATTTAAAAGGAGGTTATGTGCTTGTAACCGGTATGGGAGGGTTTGTGATAAATACGTTAAGAAAACATGAATAAGCGAGATATCATCAGTTATGCTGTGATTGCAATATTCTTTGCAGCATTTTATTCAGCAGCGTATTACATATTCAGCAGTTTAATACGAAATTTAATAAAATAGAAAAATGGAATATATCGATTTTTTAAAAGATAAAATGGCAATTAGCCAACAAACCGGATTTGATATAGATACGAACGAATTGACACCTTCTCTTTATCCACACGTTAAAGATACGGTTAAATGGGCAGTTGCCGGCGGTTGCCGAGCTATCTTTTCATCTTTCGGAATGCAGAAGACTGTAACTCAGCTTGAAATTATCCGTGTGATTCTAAAACATGAAGGCGGAAAAGGTTTAATTGTTTGCCCGAAACGTGTAGTAGTTGAGTTTCTTACACAAGCAGAACATCACCTTAATATGAAGGTGACTTATGTCCGCACGATGTCGGAGGTTATTAATAGCTCAACTGATATTATGATAACCAATTACGAACGTGTTCGTGACGGTGAAGAGGGGGTAAAAATTGAGCCTTCTTATTTTACGGTTACTTCTTTAGATGAAGCTTCGGTTTTGAGAGGTTTCGGCACAAAAACATACCAGGAGTTTTTACCGTTATTTTCCGCTGTACCTTATAGGTTTGTAGCCACCGCTACACCGGCGCCTAACAGATTTAAGGAAATGATTCATTATGCCGGTTATCTTGGAATAATGGACACCGGTCAAGCGCTTACGAGATTCTTTCAGAGAGACAGCAAGAAAGCTAACAACTTAACTCTATATCCTCATAAAGAAAAAGAGTTCTGGTTGTGGGTATCTACGTGGGCTTTATTTTTAACTAAGCCATCTGACTTAGGTTATCCGGATACAGGATATGAACTTCCGGAATTACATGTACACGAAGAGGTTGTAAAGGTTGATAATTCAACGGCTGGTACCGACCGTGACGGGCAGGTTAAAATGTTTCGTGAAGCCGCTTTAGGATTAGCGGATGCAGCGAAGGAGCGTCGGGATAATATGCCTGAAAAGATAGCTCGTGTAGTAGGGATAATTAACCGACCGGAAAATAAAGATGATCATTTTCTTTTGTGGCACGACCTCGAAAATGAACGTATGGAACTTTGTAAGGCTATTCCAGGCTGTAAGGCTGTGTATGGTTCTCAGGATGATGAAGAATCAGATAAAATAATAGCCGACTTTAAAGACGGACGCTTGAAATATTTAGCCGCAAAACCTGAAATGTTAGGGGAAGGCTTGAACTTTCAATATAATTGCCATAAGGCTATTATGTTTATCGACTATCGTTTCAATGATAAGTTCCAGGCGATAGCACGTATTTACCGTTTCATGCAAAAACATCCGGTTGACCTATATTTGGTTTATGCCGAGAGTGAAAGTGAAATATTTAAGTCGTTCATGCAGAAATGGGAGCAACACAAAGAAATGGTTGCTAAAATGACAAATATCGTCAAAGAGAATGGTTTGTTCGGGCTTCATGCAGAAGAAAAGATGATGCGTTGGATGTTTGCCAGCCGAGAAGAAAAGTCAGGCAAACTATGGAAAGCAATCAACAACGACAATGTACTTGAATGCCAGAATATGGAAAGTGAATCTGTAGATTTGATCGTAACGAGCATACCATTTAGCAACCATTATGAATATACTCCTACCTATAACGATTTTGGGCATAATACAGACAATGAGAAGTTTTTTGAGCAAATGGATTATCTAACACCTGAGCTTATGCGAATTTTGAAGCCCGGGCGATTGGCTTGCATCCATGTAAAAGACAGGGTGTTATTTGGTAACGCAACCGGTGACGGAATGCCTACTATTGACCCGTTCAGTGAAATGACAGTCTTTCACTACATGAAGCATGGATTTCGCTATATGGGGCGTATCACAGTAGACACAGACGTCGTAAGGGAGAACAACCAAACCTACCGTCTTGGTTATACCGAGATGTGCAAAGATGGTTCAAAGATGGGTATTGGTTGCCCGGAGTATGTTTTACTTTTCCGAAAGTTGCCTTCTGATACTTCGAGAGCTTATGCAGATTTGCCCGTAACAAAGAATAAGAGTGAATACTCACTTGCTAAATGGCAGATAGATGCGCATGCCTCATGGAAATCATCCGGTAATAGTCTTTTGTCTTATGAGGATATGAAAGTTGCCGGGATAGATAAAATCCGTCGTCTTTTCAGAAATTATGAAAGGGAACATGTCTACAATTACGAAGATCATGTAGCTTTTGCAGAAGAGTTAGAAGAGTACGGAAAACTTCCAAAAACGTTTATGGCCGTTGACCCTGTAAGTAAAAAGCCGTGGATATGGGATGATGTAACACGGATGAGAACTCTAAATACCCGGCAATCTCAAAAGAAACGCAAAAATCATATTTGTCCACTACAGCTTGATATCGTAGAGAGATTAATCGAACGATACTCAAATAAGGGAGAGTTAATATTTGACCCCTTCGGAGGGATTGGAACCGTACCTTATTGTGCTATCAATTTAGGGCGTAAGGGTTTGTCTACCGAGTTAAATTACGACTATTGGAATGACAGCCTATCATATTTATATGAGGCCGAAATGGAAGTGAGTGCACCTACTTTATTTGATTTACTAACCGTATAAATAAATAATATTATGAAAGCAATTAGTGACGGCGTAATAAACATACACGTATTACAAAATGTGCGAGAATTTGCAGAAGAAGGGTCTGCGATGCACCATTGCGTGTTCAGACTCCGATATTACGGAAGAGCTGACAGCCTTATATTGTCTGCTAGAGATTCACAAGGAAATAGGCTTGAAACGGTAGAAGTTAACCTTAATACTTTTGACATTGTTCAGTCTCGTGCCGTCTGTAATGGAACTTCTGAGTATCACGAAAAAATCGTTAATATCGTTAAAAATAATATGAATCTTATTCGCCAAAGAATGGCGTGTTAAAAATTAAACAGTATGAAGTATCTATCATGGAAAGAGCTCGCTGAAAAGATTAACAGCATGAGTGAAGAAGAACAGAATAAGAGTGTAAAAGTTTGGGGTGAAGATAATCCGTTATCCGAAGAGGTCTTATTAGAGAATCACAACCAAGATATGTGCTACGATAAAGAGGATTTTGAAAGAGGATGTGATTTCCGTTCCAACTTTGACGATGAATGTGATTTAGGTGTTGCATTAGAAGCTGGAAAGTATTACTTATTTTATTAATGCAAAGCAATGAATACAGTAGATAACATCGTGTTTGTAATATTACCAATAGCTGCTATTTATTACTTCTCCGCATGCTACATTTCTAGCTATTTTTATGATTACCGAAAGGAAATAGCTAAAAAA